AAATGGACAAACAATCTGGAATAAGAGAAGTGTAGACTTTTTTAATAAAGTAGGACGAGACTTGCAAGACGATATGATAAAAGTTGTGCAAAGTAATCCCTCGCCTATATCAAAATCATCAAAATCAACAGGGAAATTAAAAAAATCTATATATTGGAGCAAGTTAAGGAATACCAATAGGCTAAGAATGTCTGAGGGTGTTAGGTGGGCTTCTACAGATAAAAAGGCTATTTATATTCATGGGAAGCCTATTTATAGAGGACTGAGACCTATTAAAAAGACTAAACCATTCTTTCCTCCATACCAAGAGGGAACTGAATTAGCTAAATGGGCAGCAAGGGGAACTCCTAAAATGAATCCTTTTTTAGTTGCTAGAGCTATATCCCAAAGAGGCTTAAAGATGAAAGCCTTTATCGGTGGAGTTGTCTATAAAGAAAGAAAGAATATTGAAAGAGACGCTAATAAAATGTTAGAGAGAATTGCTAAAGATATTGCTAGGAGTGTTAAGTAATGGCAACTTTAACTTCAATTAGATCAGGATTAAAAACAAGACTTGAAACTATATCTGGATTAGATGTTTATGACTATGTCCCGGACTGGTTTGAGCCTCCTATGGCTTTAATAATGCCTCCAGAAATAATTGATTATGATGTAACAATGTCTAGGGGAGCTGATAGATATGAAATACCAGTTGTTCTCTATGTTACTAAAATAGACGCTGAGACAAGTCAAGATGATTTAGATTCTTATTTAGCTTCTAGTGGATCTACTTCTGTTAAGGCAGCAGTAGAGGGAGACGGAACATTAGGAGGTGCTGCTATGGATACAAGGGTAATCTCAGCAGGAGATTATGGAGGGTATGAAATAAGTCAGGGAACTACCTATCTTGGTGTAACATTTACAGTAGAGGTAATAGCATGAAAATAGAAATATTAATGGGAAGCAACTATCCAGACGGAAAGAAAGATGTAAGAGTAGAAGCTGGAGAGGTTGTAGAAGTCCCAGACAAAATAGCAAAATCATTAATTAAGAATAATGCTGCTATCAAGTTTGATAGTAAGATAAGTAAAAGCACTACTAAGAAGAGAGCAAGAAATGATAAAGGACACTTTATTGCAGACAATCCAGAGACAGAAGTCAATGAAGCATGGGTTGAGGAGGAATAGTTAATGCCTACTTTTACTCATGGATCTAATGCTGTTGTCTTGTTAGACGATACAAATTTATCAAATACTTTAACTGACGCTTCCTATACCTACAATTCTGATGTCAGCGAGACTTCCGTTTTTTCTGATACCAGCAAGTCTTATGTATCTGGATTAAAAACAGGGACAGCTACTATGTCCGGGTATTTTGAAACCTCAGATCCTGACGCTGACGCTGAGTTCTTAGCACAACTAGGAGGCTCTGGCTCTCCCTATTCAATAGCTCCTATTGGTTATACAAGAGGAAATCCAGTTGACTTTGGAAAAGTAATTGGCACAAGTTACGATAGATCAGCAGATATTAATTCAATAGTGTCTGCTGCTGTATCTTTTCAATTTGACTCTGGAGAATATAACGGAAAATCCCTTATAGCTCCAGCAGCTTTTACTTCAACAACTACTCAAGCTTCAGTAGATTTTGCAGCAGCAGGAAGTTCTGGAGGAGCTGCTGTTCTTCATATAACAGCAAAATCTGGATCAAGTCCTCAAGTAATTGCAAAGATTCAACATAGTGCTGATGACGCTTCTTTTTCAGACTATATAACTTTCACGACTGCAACAGGTAAGACTAGTGAAATAAAAACAAGTGCAAGTTCAGTAAACAGGTACGTTAGAGCAGTCCTAACAATATCTGGGACTAGTCCTAGCTTTACTGTTGCTATGGGATTTGCACAACAATAAGGAAAGGAGAATAGAATATGCCAACTTTTACACATGGAAAAAATGCTGTCTTTAAGTTTGATGATTCTGGAGGAACAATAAGAGACGTCTCTGATGTTTTAACAGATGTAGCAGTAACTCGTTCAGCAGATGTTGCTGAGGTTTCTGCCTTTTCAAATACTAGCAAGGCTTATGTATCAGGACTTCTGGACGCTACTATTTCTTTGAGTGGCTCTTATGACAGTACTGTTAATGGTTATCTAACTGGAATACTTGGATCTGAAGTTGATTTTGAGTTCTATCCAATAGGAACAACTTCTGGTTATCCAAAATCTAGTGGTAAAGCAATATTGGTTTCTTATGACAGAAATCCAGACGTTGCTGGAGCTGTTACATTTACAGCAAGTTTCCAAGTAACAGGCAACGTTACTGAGGGAACTGCTTAAATACTAAAACAGTTACAATAGAGTTATGAAGAGATTGTCTTTAGAAGATATAGAGAAAGCTCCGTCTCTACCAGAGAAAGAGATAGAGATACCTGAATGGGATACTTCAGTTCTTGTAACAGGATTAACTAAAGCAGATACTATTGAAATAAATGAACTATCTGAAGTTGAGGGTGTCCGAGATGAAGTACTATTTGAAAAATATCTCCTATTAAAAGGAACAAAAGAGCCAAGCTTTGACTCTATTGAAGAAGTTGATAAATTCTATTCAAAAGCAACTCCGGGAATCATAGATAAAGTCCTTATTGGGATTTATCGTTGTATGGCTTGGACTAAGGAGGAGCAGCAAGATATAGCTGCTCAATTTCAGGGAGAATAAAGAACTAGCCTTTGAGTTCCGACTTGCATTAGAACTTGGAATGACAGTAGATCAATTAAGAAAATCCTTAAGTGTTAAGGAATTTGAGTCATGGAAGTTATACTTTATTGATAAGGCTCAGAAAGAACAAAAGTATATTACTGAGCAGAACGCTAAATCAAAATTGAGATGAGGATAAATGGCTAGAGCAACGCTAGAGATGTTTCTCAAAGTTGTTGGAGTTGATAAAGCTTCAAAAGAACTTGGAAAAGTCTCTAAAGTTACAAAACAATTAGATGATGATGTAAATAAATCAGGCAAAAAAAATGCTAAATATGCAGCAGGAATGTCTGGACTTCAAAAAACTGCTGTAGCTGGTGGAGCTATATTTGCTGCTAAAGCATTAATGGATTTTTCAAAAGCAGCACTAGAGGCAGGGGTAACAGCAGCAGAATCAGCAGCAGCATTTAAGACAACTTTTGGAGAAGCTGAGAATGTTGTAACCAATTTTTTAGAAAATTTTGCAAATAAAGCTGGACTAACTATTGCAGAAGCTCAACAATTAACTGCTGTTATGGGATCTGTTGCTCAAGGTTTAGGCATGACTCAACACGAGGCAGCAAGGCTATCTATTGAAATGACAAAGATTGCTGGAGATATTGCCTCCTTTATGAATGTCTCTGGAGGAACTGAGCAAGTTTTAAGAGCTATGCAGTCAGCTCTTGTAGGGGAATTTGAATCAATGAAGACCTATGGAGCAGTTTTATCAGCTACAGAAGTTCAGCAAGTAGCTTTCAACAATACCGGGAAGCAGTCTGTAGATCAATTAACCAGATTAGATAAGGCTTGGGCAACTTTATCTCTTATCCAAGATAAAGCCAAAGTTCAGATAGGGGATTTAGATAGAACGTTTACAAGTTTAGCTAATCAGTCAAGAGCTTTTTCAGCAGAGATAAGACAATTAAAGGAAGATATAGGAACTGCTTTAATCCCAGCAGCAGAAGCATTATTGCCATTAATGAGAGATATGGTTGATATTGTTACTCCGATACTTATTGATAAATTTTCTTCAGCAGCAGATTCAGTTGTTGACTGGGCATTAGCTATGGAATATGCAAACAGAGTTGGTTTTGAAAATTTCAAATTGATGAAATTAGGGGGAAGACAAGTAGAAGATATTGCAGAGGAACAGAGAAAATACAGAGATATTATTGACAGAACAACAGATAAGCAGATTGTTGCAAATATCCAACAGGCTTTGCATAACCAATTAATAAGCAGACAAAGAAGTCTCTGGACTGTTGTATTGCCTCAGACTAAAAAATATGGAAAATCTTTAGAGAAAGATGTTATTCCTCAAGTTAAAAAATTAGCTTTATTTCTTGGATTAACTAATACAGAAATAGATAAGATAACAGGACTGACAGAGGATTATGAGGAAGCTCAGAAAGACTTTAATAGAGTTGCAGAACAAGAAGCTCTGGTATCTGCTCAAGAGATATTAAGGAAAAAAGAACTTCAAGATGAGATTAAAGAATTATTATTTTGGCAAGAAAAAGGAATTGATGTTGCAGCAGAGTTAGCTGTAAAAGAAGAAGAATTAAAATTAGTAGAAAAAGACATTCTTAGAGAATCAGACGCTTTAATAGACTCTAGGGATAGGCTTACACAAGCTCAGAAAAAACTTGCAGACGCTACAAGTGAGACGGAGCAGTCTTTCCAAGAACAATTAGAAAGACAAGGGCAATTAGCAGAGGCATTAGCAGAGTTTGACGGACAGCCTTTTATAGATGAGGCTATAAGAATTGCAGACGCTCTAAACCTTAATGTAGCTGAAGCTATTGAAAATGTTATTAAAGCTTATAGAGATTACAGGCAGGAGTTTACTGGTAAAACTTTAACAGAGGAATTAAATCTCCAACTTCCAAGCCTTGCTGGTTTAGGGCTACCGGGAGCAGTAGCAACTACTCCAGTTCCAGTAGCTACAACATCTACTATTGATACAGGAGTAAGTAGCTCAGGGAGTAATAATAAATCAGGGACTATTGACTTAAATATAAACTTATCAGACGCTTTAGGGGAAATCATACAAAGAGAAAACATACAGATACAAGAGAGAGGGGATACTTTTGTTCTGGGAGCTGAATAACAATGTCTGTTGCCTTTGATTCTAATGTTACTCTTAATGTATCAATAGGCTTTGCTTCTAATCCTTATGCTACAAGTTACACTTATACAGATGTCTCTGCTTATGTATTAAAAATAGATATTATCAGAGGGAGACAACAAGCACTCTCAGAAATAGGAACAGGGAAAGCCGTTGTTGTCTTTGATAATGACGATAGAAGATTTGATCCAACAGATACAACTTCTCCTTATAGTCCAAATGTCATTCCTAACAAGCCTTTAAGGATTCAAGCTGTTTATGATTCAACTACCTACACACTATACGAGGGAT